ATAGATGTCCAGAGCTGAGGCGATCTCTGGGGTTGACTCCATCTCACTAAAGTCGCTGTATCTGGACATCCTATCAAATGATCCATATGCGCTAAGAGTGGAGTTGTATACATCACTGTGTGCACGACGAAAAACCTCTAGGGCAGATGATGCTCCTGGGCCCTGCTGAGAGATTGATCTCACCTTTCGCTTGATTACCGGACCAGAGCGGAATAATTGAGTCAGTCTCTTGAATAGATTTTGTTGTTTGGGTGCCATGTTTTGTTTTTGCCTCTGCTATAAATAGAATTCTATTTCAAGAATCTCCTAAATAAACCCCAATCCTCAATCCGTAAGCCAGCTCAAATCACCCAGGGCATTGCCCATGGATCCGGATGGATCTGGAATATCGTTCAAAATCATGGGTTGATACGGATTCTTAGGCGTTCCTGTTGCCCACGGCTTGATGACAGATTCATCTACACGATTTCTGTTTACTCCAAACGCGCCGAGCATTGCTTGATTGACATCGACGGACTGCTTATTATACTTTGGAGACGTATCATAAAGCCATACACCTATGGCCAGTGATATCACTAAGTCATCATTGCTGCCCCTTTGTGCCTGGGCCTTTGAACCCTTCCATATGAATGTCTTCATCTCCTCATAAAATCTCGAGGAAGTAATTTTTACGTGACCGTTTCTTAGAACTTCCTCTAGTTTTGTGAGAATCTGGGCTCTTGAAGCTCCTGTTGTTGTGAAGCCCGCCTTGTGTATATTGTTTTCTCCAGAGTACATTGCGGCAAACTTATCTTTCTCATTTTTGTAGTACAAATTAGGATAGTTTAGTTCCACCAGCTTCATAATCACTGCATAGCCATATGTGTTATTCTCAGGACAGAGGACCGCCTTATGATACCTCATCCCTGCCTCATTCAAAAGAATTGCAAACTGATCAGGTGGTATCTTTCCCTTATACTCAGCGACTACCTCTGACTCATTTGTGTCGATTACATGAAAGGTCGAATAATCTCCAGAATCTCCTCTAGAAATATCAGCAGATATGATATATTTGTGTTCACTCAGGGGATATTTCCACACCCAGACACCCATGTCCGGACCCCAGCGCTCCATGGGATGACGTATAGAACTTCTGAGCCGCTCAATATCCTCGGCATTCAAGAATGTCTCACCTGAAGCTGCAAAGTCGCACATTAGCTCCTGGGCTATTTGCTTACTGGATAGATTCTTACATTCATTCTCTAGCCAGACATCGCCCCTCTCCGGGTGCACATCCCACGGAAGTTTTATAGGATGAAACTCATTCTCACCTGAGGCAGCCTTCATATACAGATCATAATACTGACCTCCCACACCGTTGGGAGTTGATAAGACAATCGCCCGACCGCCCGTACTTAGTGTGGGATACAGACCCATCCACAGGTCATCAAAGTTACGAACAAAGGCAGCCTCATCCACAATTAGAAGAGAAAGGGCTTCGGATCGGCCGGCATCGTCAGATGTTGGAATCGCCTTAATCACGGAACCATTGTTGAACTCAATAGATTGCTTATTGTTGGAGACAATTTCAGGAAGAATAAGCCACTTTGGAAGAGTCCGGATAGCCACCTTTACCTTCTTTATAAAGTTCATCGCAACACTTAGCTTTGTTGCGATAACAAGCACATTCTTGTCCTTGTAGAAGATGGCTAGCCAAGCCGCGTACGCTGCACTGAGTGTGGATATTCCTAATTGCCTAGATTTGAGGATCACAGTAAATCTGTGATCTACAAAGTCTTTGATACAATCATCCTGGAATGGATATGTGTCGAAGGAGATAAGTCCTCTAGTGGGATGCTGGATCTTTACGTACTTATTGAGAAAATACACGGGATCCTTACCACATCGAACTATCTCCTTTATTTGTCGTTGCTTATTGACAGGTGACATCTCAATTCTTTACCGCCATCACCGCATGTCGACGATAGTACGCGACCTTACGGAGAGATCCAGCGGTGGCTTGAATTACCTCTATGTTATCCTGATTGGATAGCTCCTCAAGTTTCAGAGTTGATCCTGTCACAGACTTAAAAGATTCCTTCATACTCTTTACCTTGGCAGAGAGAATATCCACAGACTCCTGAGCAATTGAATCCACCTGAGATCGAAGGGACTGCTCCCCTGCGAAGTGAACAATTGTTTGGAATCTTAGAATAAGACTTTCGCCCTGGAGTTGACATGTTACTGACCTAGAGCCATCGCCGTTGCCCCTAAAGACATTGTCAACTGACTCACCTAAAGCTGTTACTTCACTTGCTGATAGCATTATTAGCTCTCCCTTTACACACTTCTAATTATTTCCCCCGAGAACTAACTGACCGCGTATGTTGGCGATGACATTCTTTGTTCTCTTACCTTTTCTACTTCTTTGGCTGTGGGCCTCCATCCAGTCACCCACTTATCAGCATTAGTGTATACCCACATCATCTCACAGTAGTTGCAACACTTATTCTTACTATAGGATAGAATATCCTCTCTATCCCTCATGAGAAAGTTGCATACAGGACAATCCAGGGGTATCGGTGGATCACAATCTGTAGGAACCACAACCAAGTAACCGTTCCTATTCTGTCTTAGTCTCCTGTCAGCTCCCAGTGGAGTCCAGTCATCCATCGAACTTCACCATGGCATCCTTACCTTTCTTTGTAATATCCAAGACATTGTCCACAGCATCTTTTACAGCGTCAACATGAGAAATAACAAGTATGTTCTTGAACCATTTCTTCAATGATGCTAAGAGCCTATTACACGCCTCAATATTTATCTCATCCAGAGCACCAAAACCCTCATCAATGATAAGCATATCGGTCTTGGGTAGGGAAGAAATATTGATAAGTGCAACACGAATTGCAAGGGAGGAAACCATTTTCTCCATTCCGGAGGCACACTCAATAATTCTTCTAGAGTCTCCGTAATCAATGTATATGTCCATCGCGTTGGTACCCGCGTCGGCCTCAAGCTCAACCGTGAATCCCACAACTCCCTGCAGAATCTTAGCGACTTCGGCATTGATGGCGGGTAACTGGGACGTTATAATTCTAAGGGGAATCCCCTTCTTAGAGACAGCAGCAAGAAACAAGTCATATGTCTTCCACTGCATGAGGAGGTCTTTATACTTTATCCTCTCCTCTTGAAGGACGGATATCTCACTAGTGAGAAGACCCACTGTCTCCGACAGGGACATCCTTGAGGCATCCAGCTGATTTGTCTTCTTATTGAGATCCGACATCTCTTTTCTAAGCCGACACACCTCATCAGCCTGTTTGCTATTTGACACACGCAGACGCATATCCCGAAGGTAATTTTCAGCTTCCTCTAGATAGTCGGACAAGGAATTGATAGTGGATCTAAGCTCGTGTTGAATTACAGTCTTTTTAGACATGTCAATTTTTAGTGCGCTCTCTTGATGTAAGACACTGTCGTACTTGTGTATCTTGTCCTCCAAATCCTCCTTGCGAAAAGATTTTAGAGATGTTTGAGCCGCACGAACTTGGTCGAGAAGACTAGATGTCTTCTCTATTTGCTCAGTTACTAGTTTCTTGTGCTTGTGTGAGTCCTTGATGAACTTACATGTTGGAAACTCATCACCACATGGGACTTCCTGAAGCTTCTTGATTGACTTCTCCTGCATTTTGAGGGTCGATCTTTCCTTCTCATGCTGGTGTCTTATGTCAACTAGGAACTTCTCCAAGTCCTGCTGTGCCTCAAGCCTCTCTTTTAGAACATCGATGGGAAACTGAGCCTTCACAATGTCTATCTTTTCAAGGCGATTCTTGATTTCTTCTATTTGATCCTTTACTAACTTTATCCTATTATGTGAAGAAGTTAGATCCTTATTCGTGGAGGTAATTTTTTCATTTTGAAGCTCGATATCGGCTTCTGTCACTAGATCCTTGTCCTTGTGAGTCGCAAGGGAGATACTGAGCTCCTGAACTTGGCGTCTTATCTTCGCTAACTGGGATTCTACACGATCTCGGTGCGTTGTCTTTTTGTCTAGAAGTACCCTCTTTTCGCTTATGACTGTGTTCCAATCACGATCAGGGACATTCTTAAGAACTCCCTTGATTTCGGACGACTCTGTTTTAGCCATTTCATGCATCTTATCAAAGATATTGAGGTCTAAAAAGTTGGTGAGTATTGATTTTCGCTGTGTGGCGCGGTGCTTGATGAACGCATTCATCTCTCCCTGACCGGCAAGTGATGTCAGAAGAAAATCATCAGCTGTCCCAATCAATCTACGAACAATTTTCTCTGTTTCTCTCCTCTGTTCCTCACTTAGATCTTGGAGTACCTCTCCGTTCGCGTCTAAAAGGAATAGGTTGAGATGTGTAGTGGCATTCACCTTCCCCTTG